AACGTGCCATTCGCGATCGGGTGAGCAGCATTGACGAGGCTAACGCCATCACCGCCGGTATACGTGCCATTAAAAGAACGGTTTAGGATGTTGGCGCACAGGGTCTCCTTGGTCTCAATCAGAGACTGAGCAAGATGCTTTGCATAGATCTGACCAATGCTGATGTGGTCCCCGTCTTCGACGAGCACTTTGGTCAGTGCAAACGCAAGGCCATAAACCTTGTACACGTAGCGAGCATTGAACAGCACGCCACCTGAGTCATACGTAACGGGCATGCCGTCAGGTAGCTCAGGAGCAGCGTTAAAGCCGTACAACACAGGCTCTTCGTGATAGTTACGGGGAATGCCGCGGCGCTCATTGAACACCTGCTTCCATTCATCGGCCCGTTGATCGTAGACACCATCAAACTCTTCGTTGAGGATGGGCTCGACAATGGACCGAAAGTCGGTACTGCGCATCGGGATAGCCATTTGTCAGACCTCCTTAGTAAGCGTTAATGGTTGCCACGTTCTGATGCTCAGAAATCTGCACTTGAACGATGGTGTAGGTGTCACCCCAGTCATTGTCTGGGCCCGGAGTAATACCGATGACTCGCATTTGAGCGGTGCCACCTGAAGTCACAGCAGTTGCTATGTCAAGGAAAGCTTGGCTCAAACCAACCACCGTTGAACCGGCAGTTGCGCCACCAAAGTCATACTGATTACCAATGGTCGTAATGGCCATGGATCCGTTAGCTTGGATCTCATAGACGATTGACGGGTCAATGGTAATGTAGCAAGTGATTTGGGTGGCAGGAGTATTGGCGATGAACTTATTCGAAACGCGACGGCGACCGTCGGAATCTGTAAATTCAACACCCATAAAGGTGCCGACAAAAGCGTCGCCAGCTGCTGCAGGGTTAATCACACCGTCAGTTGTAAGCTTAACGGGTTGATATTGCAACAGCGTGACGGCAGCATTGTCAGCCAGTGTGAAGGCTGCAGGCCTTACATAACCACTTGCATGGTAAGCAGGCTGGAAGCCAAAAGGTGCACTGGTCGTAGACATGTGAATTTCCTTTTGAATGCGTTAGAAGTTAATTCGCACGTTTAGGCCTCGTCAAAGACCCCAACGCGCGGACCTTCGCGCAACGCCTTCATACCATCACCCTCGATTAACCTGCCTCCGTGTCGCTCCGCTTCTTCTTGCAGACTATCATTCATCGATGTCAGCTTCTCATCCTCGCCCATTGGTGCGGCGTGGTGAGCTTCATGCATAAATCGTTGATAAAGAGCCATTGGAAGTTTTGCTGCAAGCATTTCATTTACGCCGATAAACCCAGCCCATTCTCCTGTCTTCAAGCTCAAGTAATCCCAGCCAGGAAGGTCTTCGGTTCTGAGGAGTTCATAGCCCAAGCGGATTCTTTGCTGAATCGAGTCGCGTGGGTTTGCGGTCGTAAGCCAACAGAGGTGGTACCCAGGGATCCTTGGCAGATCGGGTAGCGCGTCTTGAAAGAACTGCTGTCTGAACATCTCGACACGGTCATCGTCGCTAAGTTGGCGCTCTTCAGTGGCAGGCCTATCTTCGGCTCGCCGGGATTGCCGTGCGGGGTCGATGCTCTTTTTCAGTCGTTCGTCGTTCATAGTACTCACTCCTTTTCTCAGCGAGTTGATTGATTATCTCGGTCCCATTTTGCGTATTGCTTTAAGTAGCGTTGGCGCAAAACAGGATCATCCCATACACCTGCCTGAATCATTGCATCTTTGCGTTCAGGAGATACGTATACTTCTCGACGAGTCGAGGCAGGGGCGTGCTCGCGTGATCCTCCGATCATCGGGCCCTTCCTTCCTTGCTTTTTCGGCTCATCATCAAACTGTTTCCTTTCAGGTAGTCTGCGGGCAACTCGCTTATCTAACTCTTGCCAGTACTGCTCTGTCTTCGGGTTAAAACCCTCAGTCATCAAAGTCTGGTCAATGGCCTGAACGATCTTGCTTTCTTCGTCATTGCCTTTTGGGTTATACCACGAGTTATCGCTGATCCATTTTTTTGCCATTATAGACACTTCCGCGTCCATTTGTGCAGGTTTTTGTGCAGCGCGTGCTTGCGCGACCATTTGCTGAGCCGCGTAGTTCAGCTGCTGAGCTTTGCGGATGGCCTCATCGCGAATCCGCATGGCCTTTGTTACGTCCTCACCGGCGCCTGCCTCGACAGCCTTAGCCATGATGCGCTCAGCTGCATTAGCTTCGGCTAACGCGTCGTTAATCCTTTCTTTAAGGCCGGCAGCCTCACTACGGGTAGTGCGCTGCTCAATCGACATAACCCGCTTTTCAAGCTCCTCGTTTCTTTGCCGCAAGAAATTAAGCTCAGTCTTATCGCGCTCGATGGCCGCCTTTCTGCGCGCTGCGCGGTCTTCTTTCTCGGCCTTACGCCGGCGACGAACCTCTTCACGGTCCTCATTGTCTTCGGCTAGCCTTGTATCTTCCCCAGAATCCTCGTCGTCATTCTCATCTTCTTCCTGACCACGCTTGTCTTCAACAGGCACGTACTCCTCTTTGCCTGCGGCCTTCTGCTGCTCGTCATCTTCTTCAAGCAACTCTTCTTTCTGCTCTTCAGCCATAATCAGCTCCTTTCAGCTGTTAGAAAAATGCCCTGATCTTTAGTGGATCAGTCGTCACCTTGCCGACGATGTCCAGGTCATTGAAAATTACAAACTCAACTTCTTCCTCGTCCTTGTGAACAACTGTCCAACGATCCCCGCCATATTTAGGTGTGCGTACAAAATCTCCTACGTTACACCACGCGCCTTCAGGCCATGCGGCCATCGTGCTGCGATTCTTAAACGCCAACGGACCAATTGCGACTACGCGGCTAACCTGAGTATTTGCTGCCTCAGTTTTCCGTACTTCGTCAACGATCATGATCCCGCCAGCGGTTTTCTTTTTAGCGACCCTCACTTGCACAAGAATCCTGCTTCCAAATGGAATAATCCCAGGATCAACCTCAGGAAAGGCGTCTTCAATCGAGTCGTATTGCATCTGCAATGGTTTTTCAAGTAGCATTCGCTATTCTCCGTATGCTGTTAATCAATGTCTTTGTCTTGTAGCTTCAAGGCGCGGTCAATAATTGCCAGGGCTTCTTCTAGCCCAGCGTGAAAACCAACGCGCAAACCGTAGTGAAAAGTTAAATCCTTGCCTTCACCTGGCACGAACTTCACCGCTTCTAAAGCATGCTTGGTTTGCTCTGCCTTTATCTCACCAATGATCTTTGCCAACAATTACTTGGTTCCCTTTGGCATCGTGACTTTCTTTGGGCTGTCTTCCTTGTCCTTGCTTGTCACCTTGTCAACGAGCTTCTTGTTCTCACCAGGGATTGACTTTGGATAAGGCTTTCCCATGGCAAGCTGCTTTCTCAACGGAATGGCTTCCATAATTACTCCTTAAGGGTTAGGGTTAATTCCGGTGCCTGTACTGACACCGATCCTTTCGCCAGACGCTACTTCAAGAGCAGCGAGCTGCTTTGCCGTCTGGTTATCGGATTCGTTCATGGCGACTCGAGCCTCAATCTCAGCTGCTGTGCGCTTGTCTTCGCGGTCTTCGACCATCATGCGCTCACGCAACTTAGCCTCCAGCTCTTGGAGTCTCGCCTCAAGCTGAGCCTGTTTAAGCTGCGCATCTTGCTGCAACTGGGCTTGCTTCAGCTGGGCGTTAACCTGGTCTGCCTGCATCTTGCGCTGAGTTTCGGCCTTGGCAATCTCTAAGGAAGGATCAGCTGGCATCTGCTGTGGCGGGTTCATTTGCTTGATCACCTCGATTGCCTGCTCAATGACCTGCGGGATCTGCTCAAACACCTGCGTGGCTTCTTGTGTAACCGTTTGGCTAGCTGCTGCAAGCATCTTGTCAAAGCTCTGCTTCTCCTCGGCGTTCGTATCTTTCATGAGCTCACTAATGTCCATGCCCGCAGCTGCAGAAGCAGTTTCAAAGATTTGGTTTGCGTACCACAAGGTCATGTGTTCCTTTAAGTGGTTCAGCAAAATAGGCAAGACCTGCGGCCCGATGACACGATTGCCGCCGAACATTGGGCTCGACAAGAAGTCAAGGTGCACTTGTAAATGAGCCAAGTGATCTTGCTCTGGGAACGCAACGATTGACCTGGCCATTGTGGCTGCAAGGTTCTCGTTAACCGCGTTCATCTCCTTGGCTTCTGGCTTTGGCACTAAAAGGTTTTTACCATCAGGGATCTTGAGCTGCTGCAAGAACATCTCTTCAACCTTGCGCTGGTCATACAAGGCGGGGTTAGCTGCAGCCCGCTGCATAACGGCGCTGACTTGCGCAAAGCGCTGCGTCTGGCTAAAGATGTTGGGATCAGACACGGGCACCACGTTCATTGGGCCCTCGAAGTCTTCACGCCTTACAAGCAGTTCCCCTGTATCGTCAATGACCTCAAGATCTTCGAGGTACATTTTGTTGATGTGGAACAAGAGCCGCAAGACCCGCTGCATGGCGTCATGCATCCTTGCGTGGATGGCACTGAACACGACCATGCCTTGCTCAAGCCGTGCAAGAGTTGTTCCGACAGGTACGTTTTGGTTTGAGTCAGACAGCTCTTCGAACGTCGTCCTTACAACCCCTTGACCGGCGTCAACCAAAAAGCCAAGCAAGCTAAAGAGCACAGGGCTTGGCGGGTTGTAAGGCATGGACATAATGGTCTTGCGAATGTCATCTGCCCCAAAACTGCCCTCGATCTCAACAACCTCAGTCGGATCTATTCTTTCTGTCTGGCCGCCAGAACTGCCACCCTTAAGTTTCAGCAGGCCTGGGAAGTTGTTGATGTGGGCTGAATCAAGCAGCGCACGTAAGGCACCGGTGGCTGAGCCTGACAGGCCACCGATCATGTGGACTAGACCAATTGGATAAGCTCCACGCCAAGGTACGAACGGGAACTCGATGAGCCAGCACATTTCTTCTTTGCCCTCATCGTCTTGCTCCCAGTTTCGATAGATACTGAGAACCCGCTGCGTAATCTTGTCTAGGCTGATTACGTAAGGCGCCGGTCCTGTTTCATCAAGCTCGTAGACTACGTAACATTCGAAGATCGTTCTGAGTCCGTCTGCATTGTACTGATCACCTTGCTTGCCTTCTATCTTCTCATTGGCCTGCTCGGCTTTGCTTACTTGCGGGGTTTCTGGCGGCGGTGCAAGGTCCACGTCTCGATACATTCCAGAAGCAACCCGCTGGTTATACTCAAGAGCCGTGATGTATTGAACATGGGTCTTGCGTTCAGCCGTGTAAAAGTTTGTTGCGGCAAAGGGCAGGTACACATCGTCAATCGGCACGAACATTGGATTAGGACGCTTGCGTCGTGGGTCCCACGTAACCTTGAGGTACTGACCACCGCCCAAGGGCAGCTGAGTCGCGAGCTGCTCGAGCTCAGACCTAAACTCTGGCATCTGAACCGTGCACTGCCAGTTGAGATACTTACTGATGCGCTGCGCCTTTTCGACCTTCTCAACAGTTGGCTCACCAATGATCTTGTCCTTTGCAGGACCATCGGGCGGCATCATCTCTTTCATCACGCGGGCTGCAAAGTCCACGCAAGCTTGCGTCAGCATCGGATGCACGACTTTACTTGCGCCTTGGAACTGTGCTCCGCCAGGCGCATCATCGCCAAGCCCCGTGCGCTTTAGTCCCTCTTCGTACTGTTCGTCGCGGCGCTTCCTTGCTTCTTTGTCTTTCTCAATGAGCTCTGATAAGTTAGAGCCGATCTTTGACAGCTCGTTTTCTGGCATGTCAGCTGCCAGGTTTGCGAACCAATCGCTTTCGCCTGTTGGTGGCCTTGTGTCAAGCCTGACCATCGCGCCGCCGTCATCTGTGTCAACGACATCTGCGTCATCAGGGATCTCAAAGCTTTCGCCTTCTTGCTCTAGTTCGTCTTCCATGCACCGGGGCTCCGTTTATGCGGCATACGGGTTAACCCGCGCCGTTCTTCGTGGTAATTGTGCCACAGGTTCGAGCTTCCGTGTCACTGAAAGGTTATTTCTATCTGCCATAAGCCGCAGCGCCTG